ATGCTGATTTGAATTTGATTAGTCTTTTTAAATTGGAGGAGTTAATCTAATGGACATACAAAAAGCAGCATCAATCACAACAGCAACAGCAGTTCTAGGAACTGGTGCTTTTGTTGGTGGTAATCATCAGATTGATAAGATGCAAGGTGGTCCACAGAAGAGGCAGGATGCACAGATAGAACAGATAAGACAGGTAGTGAGAGAAGAAATATATATACAGTTAGTCAATAACTGGCCTAAGACTAGTGGACCTGTCAAAGGTCTTAAAGTTCCTAACCAAGATTATAAAAAACAAGTTCCCCAGAATTAACTATGATTGATAATACAGAATTGAATGCTTATCACGAAAGGCAATCAAGACAAGAATCTGATATTGCAACCTTAAGATCTAGGGTTGATAGAATTGAAAAAGATTTGGATGAGTTTAAGAATAAAGATAAAGAAGAACTCGATCAAAGACTTCGTAGTATAGAGAAGCAAGTCTGGGGTGCTGGTGCAGTCATTGCAGTTCTAGTTTTTGGTATTGGTATCATTACTCAGATGGATACAGGAGATGATGACTGGGATGATGAAGCAAAAATTGAACAAGTAATCTATAGAGCATAATGACTGATATTACTAACAAAGACTCAGAGCAAGATGTAAAGATTGCTGTCCTTGATAGTACTCTAGAGAATGCTACTCGTCGTATGGAATTGATTCATAAAAGAATTGATAGAACAGATGAAAGAATAACAAAGTTAAATGAAGATGTAAGAGAAAGGATAAGAGCACTTGAGAAATGGGTCTGGGGTGCAGGTGCTGTACTTACTGCCTTCATTGTTATAGGTGGTATTGTAGGTGACTTAGATATTATTCCTGATAGTGAGGTGATAGAGAATGCATCCTAAAGGTTACACTAAAGAAGATATTAAAAGGATCTTAGGGTCTTCTTGGCCTGTTATGGGTGATAGAGAATCTGGTAATGAGGAGAGAAAGAGAAAGGGTAGAGAGATGAGAGAAGGGAAGAGACCCTATCCAAAGTATCCATCAAGGGAGTCGAGGATTGCAGATACTTCAGGTAAGTTTGATGAGAATGGACAATACATATATCCACCTGGTTCTGGATTTAATTATATGCAATACTTAAAAGATAATCCAGATTCAACTGAAGCAAGTTCATATGGGAATAAGGTATCATGACGATACCTAATATTCCTGTTGTTGGTGGTGAGGGTATACCTTTTATAGAGGTTAATGGTACTGGTATAAAATTAATACAACCAATTAGGTCATCCACTTCATCTATAAGACCTATTGGGGTAAGTTATATTTCTGATGCTAGAATATGGACTGTTCAACCTCCTTCAGTAAATACTTTAACTGTTCCTGTTACTATGAATGTAGGAACTCCTATAGTCAATATGCCTGGTTGCGTGAAGGTACATAAGGAGAACGCAAAGAATCCACAGAATAGAAATAAGATGCTGGTTGATGATGATCCTAAAGGTAATACAGTATTATGCGATGCTGGTGCTCCATACTATGAGCCAGCAGAGTATGATTATAGGGGTTTAACTTGGCAGACTGTGTATACAGATTCAGAAGAAGTTCCTGAAGGTGTTGATACTGGAGAACCACCTGCACCTGAGATACCAGATCCTCCAGGAGCACCTGAAACACCAGGTGAAACTGCTGGAAAGGTAGAATG